TTGGAGTCGATGGATAACCTCCTTCGGGAGGATCCCATCGAAACAATCAACCTTAGTATGTCTAGGAAGTACTCATTCACTCTTGACACGTTTAGAGACGTGTATAGGACTGATTTGGATATTCTTGTCGACAGCTACAAGGTTGCCACAGCGACACATCAGGTATATGAAAGGGTTCCTCTACAGCGTGACCTTTATATAGGTCTCGCTGGTAGATTCGGAAAAAACCAAGGCGCGCTTTCGCTCGCCTTGCTTCGACGATTCATACGTTGACGATCTACTGTCAGAAACGTTAGTTAATCAGATAAAATCCATGAATGCTGATCTCACGATCAATACCATCGTGTTCGCCAAATCCTTCGATGAGAAGGATGGAAGCGAACGCCGTTCGACTGCACGCGGCATTAATACTGCCGATCTCCTGACTATCAAACGTCAGGATGCTATTGACTCCAAGACGAAGATCGCCCAAAAGCGCTTCCTCGTTCGAGTCGATCGTGAGGACATTGATCCCACTACGTCACAGAAGTATATTACTTCTGTGTACTTTGTGGTCTGTGTCCCAACTCTAGCAACACAAGCGCAGGTTGACAATGTTATTGCAACCTTCAAAGCGCTCGTTGCATCGAGTTCGCCGAACTACGTCGCGCAGGTGCTCAACTCAGAGTCGTAAGACTTCGAGAAGTTCCTGCTGTTTGTAAACAAACACAGTGTTATCATCTAACGATGATAACCTACCAAGATAGTGTATATACAAAATCATGAATAAAGTTATCATTACCGTTAGATCCTCACGTAAACAAGCCACGATTAATGTCGGGCTTCCCACAGATAGCGACTTCGTAGAACCGTCAGTGATGACGTTACTCGGAGTTGCTATAGCAAAAGCCAATGCCTGCTGCAAAGCAGGCGGCCTTGCCTACTGGGGTAAAGTATCCCTTATAAGGATAACTATAGTAGACGTAGAGGGAATACAGAGCGATCCCGAGCGTTACCACACAGTATGTGGACATATTGTCCATCTGTGCGATAATGTCTTAGAGTTGCTCGATCCGAAAAGCACTGGACGCCTAAAGACCAACATGTTCCACTGGCCCTCTATAGGTGCTAGTTTCACAGTTGATCTGGAATCGTGATACTGAATCGGGTTCATGGATATGACATCTAATATGCATGCTATAGAGCAAACATATGTGAGCCTGCTAACAGATGTAGGTTACCTTAGTGGTATTCCCACAATTAGTGGGGCTGCTTATGAGGGCCTTCAATGGTGCGTCAACGACGCACCTTTGTTAGACAAGCAACTATTAGCACACATCGAGATCGGGAGTGATTTTGATCACTCTTGGCCTAAATGGTTGCTACCCTTGCGTGACCGTTTTTGTCGTACGCGTAATGCGTGTGACCTACGGCTGTTAAGGCAGTTGCTTGTGTTCTGTTACAAAGCCGAACACATATTCACAGATGAAACCAAACAAAAAGCGATCGATAGCTGGTTACAGTGTAATTCTGACGTTGGCAGCTACTCTGGCGGGCTTGTTAGTGCCCAGCCTAGATTGGTTGCCAAGTGTCGTAAACACTGTACTTCAGTCCTCAGCCGTGGTAGATGGGATGAAATAATCCCGTCTCACGGACCTGGGGCTGTCTATGACAACAAACGCCAAAAGGGTGATTGGTCTAAATGGTTTACTACCATTGAAGCCTGTTACCCATATGGTGAGTTCTTCGGCCTGTCGAAGTTTTCACACTTCGATTATACCGATGGTTGTCATGAGATAAGCGACGACATTGTCGCGCGCTTAATAGCAGTACCCAAAGATGCACGCGGTCCACGCCTCATTTGCGTTCACCCAGCTGAGTCTATATGGATTCAGCAGGGCTTGCGCCGTGAGTTGGAACGTTGCATCGATGAGTACAGATCCCTCCGATACACGCGAGTATGGCCGAGAGGCCATATTCACTTCGACGATCAGACAGTAAATGGACAGCTAGCCCAAAAGGCTAGCTACGGCGGTTACTATGCTACGCTTGACCTTAAAGAGGCCAGCGATAGGCTAAGTGAACGTCTCGTCCAAGAACTGTTTGGTCGTTATTATCGGTGGTTTGGTTGTTGTAGAGCCAGTCATGTCGATACTGCGCCGAACAGGCGAGTACCGGCACATAGCTACGCTCCTATGGGGAACGCAACAACGTTCCCCGTTCAGAGCTTAGTTTTCTGGTCGATATGTGTAGCGACATTAGAAGACCTTGGGTTTCATCAACCCTGGGACTGCTATGTGTTTGGAGACGATATAATTGTACCGAGTGCTTGTGCGGAGGCAATAATGCTTTCGCTCGAGACATTCGGGTTAGTTGTTAACCATAATAAGAGCTTCTACAGAGGAGCTTTTAGAGAATCGTGTGGTGTTGAAGCCTACAACGGCTACGATATCACTCCGCTTCGATGGAAAACATCCTACAATGCTGATCGTCTCTTGGATCTCCAGTCAATATCCGATCTGGCACAAAGATTGCGCCAGAGAGGGTATATGACCTGTTCTACTGAGTTATACTCAATACTCCGTGATAAGGTACGTTGTAACTTCGGGCGTGAGCTCGCAGTTACAAACAACCCTGATCACGGCGGGATAGCGGAATACCTGGACAATTCGTACTTTTGTTTTCACGATGCTTATTGGCATCGCGATCTACATATGTACGTTAGTCCTATCCTTAGACTATCTGCTCGCAGATTAAGTGAGCAGCATGGTTGGCACCATGTTCTTAGTAGTCTAACCAGCCTTGAAAGGTCTGGGTTATCGAACGATCCATCATGCACCTTATCACGTGGTGCTCGGCTTGAACGTGGTTGGACCCGGCTACTATAGAGTAGCTGGGCTTGGAGTGTGAT